TCGTGATTGGGGACCCGGTGGTAAGAAACGCAAAGCTCTCAATAAGAAAAGAGCTGAAGATCCTAAAATGCAAGCTTATGCAAAGCGTAGAGCAGATTCACAGGCACGATACAAAAAGATTTCAGAAAAGCTTGATAAAGATGCATCAACAGACATGCATACTAATTTAGTAGGCGAATCGGATGATGTACATGCTCGATATATGCGTATCCATGGTAAGAAAGCCAGTGGACATGGACGTTGGGCATTTACTACAAGCCGTCATGGTCAATCACAGCCAGGTCAAACGTTTATTCATACTGGAGATTTTAGTTCAGCGCATAGAGCAGCAAAGAAGCACTTTGGTAAGCCAGTATATGTAATGGAAAAGCTTGATAAAGATGCATCAATGGGTGAATATATCGATGACTTTAAAGATTCGAACGCACCACAATTTAAGGGTAAGTCAATGAAAAAGCGTCGACAAATGGCCATTGCTGCTAAGTTATCAGCAGAAGGTTATGTATCTCATGCTCAGCGCAAAGCGGTTTGGGCGTCTCGTAATGATGAGAAGAAAAAGAAAATGAGGAAAGAAAGTACTGATGCTTATGGTAAAACCCTTCAAAAGAGAGCAGATGATAAGAAAAAGTCTAACATATCTAAGTCTGATAAGGATAAGTTAGGTAAACTTGCGGCTTTGATGCGTAGAGAAGAAGCTGAGCTATATGAAATGAAAAACGTACCAACTCATAAGCTAAAAGCACTTGTTGCACGAGGTGATTCTGACTCAAAAGGAATGTCACCCGCGTTTGGGATGCAAATAAAAGCTGCTCGACGTGAGCTTGCTCGACGTAAAAATAAGGTAAATGAAGGTATTATATTGAATAAAGGCTTCAAAGAAGAAGTTGAAATCAATGAAGTATTGACTATCCAACAACGTCAAAAGCGGAAGGTACTTGCTCGTAGGCTTAAGTCTAAATTAGCTCGGGGTCGTATGATTGCTAAAAAGAAAATGGCACCCCCTGCTAAACTTAAGACTCGTTCACAACGTAAGGCCCGTGACCTTATCCGTAAGAGATTCTCTGCCGGTAAGAATTACAAAAATCTATCACCCGCTGAAAAGATTATGCTTGATAAGCGGATTGAAAGTAAACAAAAGCTTATTGCTAAAATTGCAAAACGACTCCTACCTAAGGTTAGAAAGGCTGAAGCCGAACGTCTTAAGTCTTATCGTCAAAACCTTAAAAAGGAAAATTATGAATTTACAGAACGTGACCTAAAGAATATTGCACGTAAGGCTGAAATTCATAACATAGATGAAGCAGTGTTGTTTGAAGTATATAATGATGGTATTGATCTGTATGATGAATCTGTTGCTGATAAGTTAAACCCTAAGCAATTTGCATTTAACCGTGTAAATTCTTATTTGGCAAAAGGAAAGTCATACTATGAGTACCACGACGAATAACGAAAAATGGATTCATAACAAATGGCGACCAGGGATGGCATGGCTTTACATGACCATCTGTGCATTTGACTTTATCATCTTGCCTATATACTTTATTATGGCTCAAGGAGATATGAGTGTAAATACATTAGTACAATGGCAACCAATTACCCTTGTATCTGGTGGTTTGTTCCACGGTGCTATGGGTGCTATTATTGGTTTGACGGCATGGGGTCGTAGTAAAGAAAAGATGGCTTTTGGGCCTAATGGTGAGTTTGTAGTAGAACAAGAATCACAAAGTATTACGGGCAAATAAATGAAAAAGTTTGGACAATATTTAATGGAAGATATGATTGCGGCAGTTACCCAGAAGGGTAATAATATATATATCTATAATGAAACAGGACGAATTATGGCTGCTATAGTTGGTGGTCAATTAATGGGTTATACACCTTCTAATGTATCAGTTAAGAAGGGCGATAAAACCATTATATACAATAACCAAGGTCGACCAATTAGCGTAGTTGTTAACTAAAAGGAATAAAAGAAATGAGTAGACTAAGCAGAATGGCAGCACGAGATGCTCGTAGACAAATGGGTTCACGTAAGATGGTTGATCCTGCTGACATTGATAATGATTCAGCTGAAGCATCTGATGAAACAGTAAAGAACTTTGTTGTTCAACTACGTAAGCATAAATCACTGCGTGGCCGTAATCCGGTTGTTTTTGCCAATGGTGAAAAGAAAAAGATTGATCCTAGAGATATTGATCAATTCATGCGTATCTTTGGTGATACAAGACGCCCAATTGATAAGGAAAAGCTTCAAGCCCGTGCCTCTAAGTCATACAGTAACTTTAAGAAGGTAATCAGTGAAGATTTTGAAGGCTTGGAAGAAAGCGAATCACCTTTCGTGGGTGGTGATAGTCCCCGTACCGACCACGTTGATCAATTTGGTAATAAGATTAAAACAAAGAATATTGCTAAGAGATTGGCTCGTCAAGCTATGCGTCGTCAAATGGAATTGGCTGCTTCTAAAAAGTCTAAGGCTCAACGGGCGGTTAAACGTGCAGGTGTTAAAGAAGAAGTAGAACGGGTTGATGAAGCTCAAGATAAATCAGATCGCATATATCATCTTCGTAATCAAATCGCTAGAGCTGAAAAGAAGATGAAGGGTACTGCGTTTGCACATCTTACAGTTGATCAAAATAAACTAAAAAAGTATAAAAAAGAATTAGCCGCTCTAGTTAAAGAAGAAGTAGAGCAGGTGCAAGAAGCACTGCCGGATCATTTGAAAAAGCATTTTGACAAAAACGGAAATAAAATCAAGGGTTCATGGAAAGATGGCAAATGGACACCTGATGAAAAGCAGCCTAAGGTAAAAACTACGGTTAAGGATGTTACTCCCAAAGGCTATGGTCCCAAAGAAGAAGTCGAACTTGACGAAATGTATAAGTGTTCAAGTTGTGGGCGCCGACATAAAGATGTTAACTGCCCAAAATGCGACCCTAAGATTTCAGAAGGCCGTGAGCATAAATTAAGTAAGCAATATGCGGATGATCATGCTAAAGCCTCGGCCGGTAAATACTCAAATAAACAACTTAAGGGTATTGCTAAAAAGTGGGGTACTAGAGGTGGGGATACGTTTCTAAAGTATATGAAGAATGAAGAAGTTGAACTTGATGAAGGTACGTGGTTATATCCAAAAACCCCAGCCGATAAACAAAAATTAAATGCACTATTAAAGAAGCCTATTCCATTAGGTAAGGACGGCGAAACAGCAATTAAAGCCATCAGCAAATATATTGGTGATGATGTACTATTTGATGATCTTGCCGCGGCTAGTGAAAAGAGCAGAACAAAAGATGCTAGACCAATAATTAAAGCAAGAATGAAACAACTTGGAGAAGAAGTCGAACATATCACAGAAGTTGCCGTGGGTGATGAAGTGACATGGAAAGTTGGTAGTAACAGCAAAACAGGTAAAGTGACTGAGATTAGTGATGATGGTTATGTTCTAGTAGGATCGACAAAAATTGCAATGTCGGACATTCTATAATTATAAATAAAACTAAAAAGGAACGACAATATGTCTGATATCTATAAATCAATCCCTGATAGCTTAATTAAAGCTGCAAAGGGTGTTATGGAACAAAATACAGATCTTAGAGCAGAACAAGAACTTGCTAGTCATGGTTTTTCTATTAATGAAAAGAACGATTACCTTGAAACAGATCTCAAGAAGCGCAAGAAAAATAATGACAAAGCTATAAAAGATATGAAAAAGATGGGTTCTCCTATGAAGAATCCTGCCTTTGGTGAAGAAGTCGAGCAGATCGACGAGTTATCTAAGAAGACACTTGGATCTTATATAAAGAAAGCTTCAAAGGATTCTAGACGAGCATCATACGCATCAGGTATACATGATGCAGGTGGCAATTATGCTCATGGCGAAAAAACTGGTGAAAAAGCTTTAAAAAGACAAAGAGGTGTCAATACTGCTGTCAATAAGCTGACCAAGGAAGAGCAAGAGTTCATCGATTCTCTGAACAACGATATGTTTGAAGAGACTGAAATTGCTGAAGCCAATTATTATATAGCAACATCTGAAAAGTCTAAGTTTCATGACAAGGGCTACCGTCCTCACCTAAAAAACCCACAAGGTAAGACTTCTTATCTTGCTAGCGTTGCTTACAAATCACATGAGCATGCTGCCGGTGAAGCTGCTGCTTATCACAAGGGATATACATCAGGCCCTGGTAAAGCATCTGAGCGTGGTGCAAAGGATGCTGTACGTGCTTATAGACACAAGAATAAAGAGCACATGCATGAAGAAGTTGAACTTGATGATGTAGATCCTAAGGCTCTTAAGATGAAATTCAAGAATCGTAAAGACAAGGACATCGATAATGATGGTGATGTAGATGATTCTGATAAGTATTTGCACAAGCGCCGTAAAGCTATTTCTAAGAATATAGATGAAGAAGCCGAGCAGATTGATGAAATCTCACGTAAGACACTTCGAAGCTATATCAACAAATCAGGCGAAAGCATGAAGCAAAAGGGCCGAGGTCGTCCTTCTCGTGCTTTTTCTGCTAAGAAGGCCAAGCGGTCCGCTGGTATAGAAACGGCCAAACGTAAGATTAACGATAAAAATGAAAAAGAATGGGATGAAATGGAACAGAGTAGAGAGAATACTATTTCTACTGTGCATTCATATATTCTAAATGATGGTCCTAAAAAAGCTGGTTATTCTAAGTTTAATTCATCTGGTGATAGAACAATATTTGTTAAAAAGGGACCTAATGGTCATCTGTTATACTTAGAAGTATATAACAATGCTGACAAGTATTCTGGACGATTTGGTAAACTGGGCAATTCTGGTTCTTCTGGCTACGGCAGTGACATTTATGTTAATGACCTTGTGCCATGGAAACTTAGGGGTAATTCTGATCCGAAACAAGGAATTGAACAGTTCAACAAACTTATTAAACAAAACGAAAAAGTTAGAGATTAAACAAGAAGGAAGAAACAATGCCACAATGGGGTAATACAGACGAATATGCTGACGCACCTAAGTCACAAGCAGATGACCAGGGAAATACCGGTCAGGACCTATATGGTACTGAAGTCTTCGGTGTTGATGCACAAGAAGTAGCAGCCGGTTCTGCTACACATTCTGGTTGGGTTAGACGAGTAGCCGGTACAGGTGGTCGTTCAGGTCGTGTCCAGGAAGAAGTTCTAGTAGCAATGAGCGGTAAAACATTCTCCAAGAATGATGCCGGCGATTATCTTGATGTTACTGACTTTGCCAATACAACACCTGGTGCTGCTAATACAACAGGTACGGCTGACGATACTGAATACCCAGACGCTTAAGTTTACAATTTAGTTTATTATGGTTACAGTTAATGAGTCAACTTATATGTTGTATGCCGCGGCACACTATGATAACCCGCAGTGTTATGACATAGAAGAATTTAATGATGATATGAATAAATTCAAGTACCTATTGCGCTTGTTCTCTAGGTACAAGAATAACAATGTATTAAAAGAACGGCTCATTTTGAATCATTTGATTACACTATATAATGTGTTTCCTAGTGAGGTTGCAACTAAATTGCTTTTCTATAAGTGTTCTGAGTATAAGTCATATTTAAAGACTTTCTTAGTATTTTTAAATTATATGCCAGAAAGAATCAACGGTGTAGAAACCGAAGATTCAATCATTTTTAGCTCTGATATAGAAATAGATAATCATATAGCAAATATATTGAGAGAAATCTAATGAAAACATTCAAAGAGTTTACTGAAGAAGTTACTAATGTAGTTGGTGATGGTAGTGCTATAGGGGCTGAAGAACCAGTTGTGAGTAAAAAAGCTCAACGAAAGTACAAGAAGAAGAATAAGAAAAGAAACCCTCAATATCACAAAGGATTAAAGAAGTCCACCTCAGATAAAAGGCAAGCACATTTTAATAAGGGCGCTAAAATGGATGATGATAATCCAGCTGCATATAAACCTGCCCCAGGCGATGCTACTGCCAAAACCAAACCGTCTAAACACACTAAGAAATACAAGCAAATGTTTGGAGAAGCTCTACTTACATTTGAAGATTATAATATTAATGAAGGTAAGGCCGATACTGCACTGAAAAAGAAAGCAGATAAGTCAGGTATGCCTCTTGCTATTCTAAGAAAGGTGTATAATAGAGGTATTGCAGCTTGGAGAACTGGCCATAGACCAGGTACTACTCCACAACAGTGGGGCCTTGCAAGAGTTAATTCATTCGTAACTAAATCATCAGGTACATGGGGTAAGGCAGATAAAGACCTTGCTGCTAAAGTAGGGGGATAAAACCAGTTGTGAGTAAAAAAGCTCAACGAAAGTACAAGAAGAAAAACAAAAAAGATGATACCAACTAGTCTCCTTATAAAAGGAGTTGCTATTCTAGGTGGTATTGCCCTTCTAACTAGTGGCTTCTTTTATGTTAAATTTCTTTTAGCGAAACTTGATGCGGCGGAACAACGTGAAGCTACATATCAAAGTGTGATTTCTAAGTATCAAGCTCAACTTGATTCATATAAAGATGATTTATTAGAAATTCAAGGTCTCAATGAAGAAGTGCTTGAAACATATGAAATCGCAAAGGAAGAATATAGGTCTCTACAAAAAAGATTTGAACAAACTACATCTGGTAATAAACGAGATCTTAATTTTTTAGCTATTTCTAAACCAGGTTTGATTGAAAAAAGAATAAATAATGGTACAAAGGATGCTTTAAGATGTAATGAACTGATGACAGGTGCTGAACTTAATACGAATGATGATAGTAATACAATTTGTCCTGACTATATTAAGAGTATGAGTAATGATTAAAGCAGTAGCAGTATTATTGGTTAGTTTAGCATTAGTGTCATGTGGTACTACAAAGTTAGTTGAAAAACCGATCGAATATACACGACCACCTTTGATTATACAAAATACAGAATCTATAGTGCAACGTGATATAACTTGGCACATTATTACTAATGACACATATTTGGATAAAATAACTTTATTGGGTGACAATACAGCATTGGTTGCTTTAACAGTAGATGATTATGAGAGGCTTAGCCTAAATTTGGCTGAACTTAGAGCCTTTATTTGGAAACAGAAACTTGTTATAGAAGCATATAAGTCTTATTACAAAAAAAGAGAAGAATAAATGTCATCCGAGATTACAGATATAAAAGTTAATCAAAAGGTAATGGAAGAAAGGCATAACCAATTGATTCAAACAATATCATCATTAGAAAAATCTATCGAAAAAATAACTGAGGTTTCATCTAACGTGGCTAAACTCTTAGCAGTATATGATGAGCGTTTACAGAACCAAGAAAAGAATGTTGAAAAAATAGCAGAAAATAATAAACAGAGTTCTGACATTATTCATGATCGAATCAATAAAATGAAAGAAGAATATAACGCCGGACTCGAAGGAGCCATAAAACGAGGCGAAACTTGGCATGAAGAAAATCTGTCAAGATTCAGTAAAATTGAAAAGTGGATCTTCACCGTATCAGGTGGGGGAATAGTTATTGGCTTTTTATTATCAAAGTTCATCAATTATATATTTTAAGTATTTACAAAGCTAACTAATAGTATTATAGTTACTACCAATACTTAATTAATTGGTGTAATTATGCTTTGGTTAGACAAGAAATACATAGGTCTTATCAGTCCCAGATTAAATAAATTTGCTAAACGAGATGAGCATCGGTATCAATTCCGGTGCCCATTTTGTGGTGATAGTGCTAAGAATGAGAATAAAGCACGGGGCTGGTTCTACGAAAAACAGGGTAAAATGTTATACTATTGCCATAACTGTAATGCGGCAATGGATATAAAGAAGTTTATTCGGCAAGTAGACCCTACTTTATATAATGAATATGTCAAAGAAGTCCTTAAGTCTGAAGGCAAGCCACTCAATCAACCTAAAATTAAAACCAAACCACCCGTCTTTATTAAGAAGAAACAACTGGATGGGTGCCCTAAAGTATCAGAATTAGATCATGATCATGTGGCATATGTATATCTAAAGAATAGACATGTACCAGAAGAATGGTTTTCTAGGCTTCATCATACACCCACATTCAAGGCTTATGTTAATACAATCATTAAGAATAAGTTTGAGACAACCAAGAATGATGATGAACGACTCCTGATCCCATTCTATAACACCAAAAAAGAATTGATCGGCTTCCAGGGCAGAGCTCTGGGCCCATCTAAATTGAAATATATCACAATCATTCTAAATGAGACTGAACCTAAAGTCTTTAATTTAGACCGCTGTGATAGATCTAGACCTCATATAGTCTTGGAAGGACCCATTGATAGTATGTTTATGTCAAACTCAATAGCCATGACAGGTGGTTCTATTGATAACATATATATCAATGAGAACTCAATCATTGTATATGATAATGAGCCTAGATCTAAAGAAACATGCTATAAGATCCAAAAAGCAATTGATCATGGCTATCAGATAGCATTATTTGACCACTCTAATACACATAAAGATATTAATGATATGGTATTGGGCGGTTATACTTCAACCGAATTGGAAACAGCACTAATAGAAAATGCATATTCTGGTTTGAAAGCACAACTAAACTTTGATAAATGGAAAAGGATATAATATGAAAGTAAATTTGATTGGATTAACCCAACCAAAAATGGATATGACAGCGGATGAATTTGTAGCATATACGGCTAGGATTTCTAATCCAAATAACCAAATGAATACAGCAACTGCACCCCAGCTCATTAATTATTTGATTAAGAATAAGCATTGGAGCCCATTTGAAATGGTTCATGTGTGTATTGAAATTGAGAGTACTAGAGATATTGTAAGGCAAATTCTTAGGCATAGATCATTTTCATTCCAGGAATTTAGTCAAAGATATGCTGATCCCACTGAGTCACTTGGATTTGAAACAAGAGAAGCCCGGTGGCAAGATACTAAAAATAGGCAAAATAGTGTAGAAATAGATGACAGTTCTGAAGATCTTATTATTGCTGAACAATGGGAAACATACCAAAAAGATTTGAATGAAAGATCTAAGCATGTTTATGATTGGGCTATTGATAAGGGTATCGCCAAAGAAGTAGCCCGATCAGTACTACCAGAAGGTAATACTATATCTCGTATATATATGTCAGGCACACTACGCTCTTGGATGCATTATTGCTGGCTTCGAATCGGTAATGGGACTCAAAAAGAACACATGGAAATTGCCCAAGCATGTTGGGAACTTATATGTCATGAATTTCCTACCATTGAAGCCGCATACGACGAAGCAGAACAACTCAAGCAACTAGAAAGAGGACTTTCATGATCACATATGTTACCAAGCGATCTGGTAAAAAAGAAGAACTAAACTTAAATAAATTCCATCGTGTAGTAGCAGATGCATGTGAAGGTATCACTGGGGTTTCACCTTCTGAAATTGAATTGAAGTCTCATGTTTCATTCTATAATAACATACCCACGTCTGAAATCCAGGAAACTTTGATTAAAGCTGCGGCCGATCTTATTAGTGAAGAAACTCCCAATTATCAATTTGTTGCTGGTAGACTTATTAATTATAATCTTCGTAAAGAAGTCTATGGTGAATATGAACCAGATGGGTTATTGAGTCATTATAGCCGTTTACATAGTCTGGGCTATTATACTTCATTTGATACCCTATATGAGTTAGAAGAATGGGATGACTTAGGTAGTTATGTTAAACATGCACGGGATGATTTATTTACTTATGCAGCCATGGAACAGTGGAGGGGTAAATATCTAATAAAGAATAGAGTAACAGGTCAGATTTTTGAAACACCTCAAATGGCATATATGCTTATTGCTATGTTCCTGTTCCAAAACTATTCGGATCGAATTAAATGGATAAAGGAATTTTACGATGCAATTAGCACTTTTGACATTAGCTTGCCTACTCCAATTATGGGCGGCTTACGCACACCTCAGCGACAATTCTCTTCGTGCGTACTTATTGAAACAGACGATTCATTAGACTCAATTAATGCAACGTCTTCTTCAATCATTAAATATGTATCTCAAAAGGCTGGTATTGGCATTGGGGCTGGTCGTATACGTGCCATTGGTAGTTCTATACGTAATGGTGATGCTGTTCATACTGGGGTCATACCTTTTTATAAGCATTTTCAGACCGCTGTCAAAAGTTGTAGCCAAGGGGGCTTACGGGGAGGTGCGGCAACTCTGTATTACCCTATTTGGCATTACGAAGTAGAAGATCTATTAGTACTCAAGAATAACAAGGGTACAGAAGATAACCGTATTCGTCGCTTGGATTATGGGGTTCAGTTTAACAAATTGTTCTACGAACGCCTTATTTCAGGTGATAATATAACTTTGTTTTCACCGAGTGATGTACCTGGTCTTTATGATGCATTCTACCAAGACCAAGAATTATTCCAACGGTTATATGAAACAGCCGAACGGAATACACATATTCGTAAAAAGACTGTTAAGGCTATTGATCTATTCACATCATTTGTAGAAGAACGCAAGGAAACTGGTCGTATCTATCTTATGAATGTTGATAATGTAAATACACAAGGATCATTTGATCCTGAGTTTGCACCAGTGAGGATGAGTAACTTATGTGCAGAAATCGGCCTACCCACCAAGCCATTGACTAATGTTAATGACCCAGAAGGTGAGATTGCTCTATGTACACTATCTGCTATCAATTGGGGTAACATTAAGAAGCCAGAAGACTTTGAAAAACCTTGTCGTATTGCTGTTAGAGCTTTAGATGCAATGCTGGATTACCAAAATTATCCGGTCCCTGCTGCTAAAAATGCCACAAAGTCAAGGCGCCCATTGGGTATTGGTATCATTAACTTTGCATATTGGTTAGCCAAGAATGAAAGTAATTATCAAGAACCCAACCTAGAATTGATTGATGAATATGCAGAGGCTTGGTCCTATTACATTATTAAGGAATCGGTTGAGTTAGCCAAAGAGTTTGGTGCTTGCCCTAAGAATAATGAAACAAAATACAGCAATGGTACTACACCTAATCTATTGTATAAGCCAGCGGTAGATGAACTTGTGCCTCATAAAGAACGTATGGATTGGGCTACACTTAGAGCTGATCTTAAGGAATATGGTATTCGGAATAGTACGTTAATGGCTCTTATGCCGTCTGAAACCAGTTCACAGATTTCAAATGCTACAAACGGTGTTGAACCACCTCGGTCTTATGTGTCTGTTAAACAATCCAAAGACGGTGCTCTTAAGCAGGTTGTACCAGAATACCGTAGGCTTAAGAATAAGTATGATTTGTTGTGGGACCAAAAGTCACCAGAGGGATACCTTAAGATTATGGCTATCTTACAAAAGTATGTTGATCAATGTATCTCAGTTAATACATCGTATAACCCATTACACTTTGAAGATGAAAAAATACCATTATCTGATCTACTTAAGGATATTCTAATGCACTATAAATATGGCGGTAAAACACTGTATTATAATAATACATATGACGGTGCTACAGATGATAACATTGATATGTTAGAAGTACCATTGTCCGAGGTTGAAGATGAAGAATCCTGCGATTCTTGTACCATATAGGAAATAAATGACAGTATTTAATATTAAAAATAAAAATCCAGCTAAGACTATGTTCTTTGATGGTGAAGTGACAATAGCCAGATATGATGTTCTAAAGTATCCGATCTTTGAAAAATTAACTGATAAACAGATGGGGTTCTTTTGGAGGCCAGATGAAGTAGATTTGTCCCGGGACTCAAAGGATTTCCGTGAACTTAATCCGAGTGAACAACATATTTTTACCTCTAATTTGAAACGGCAAATTCTACTGGACTCTGTGCAAGGTAGAGCACCAGCAATGACATTTTTGCCTATTACTTCTCTACCAGAGCTTGAAACATGGGTTCTCACTTGGTCATTCTTTGAAACAATCCATTCAAGATCTTATACACATCTCATTAGAAATGTATATTCTGATCCGTCTATTGTCTTTGATGAAATTATGAATATCAAAGAGATTGTAGATTGTGCCAAAGATATCAGTAAATACTATGACCAATTAATGGAATTGAATACAGCTTTAGAGACTGATGAATACGAACACAAGAAAGCACTTTGGTTATGCTTGAATGCTGTTAATGCTCTAGAAGGTATTAGGTTCTATACATCATTTGCTTGTTCTTGGTCATTTGCTGAATTGAAAAAGATGGAAGGTAATGCAAAGATTATCAAATTCATTGCCCGGGATGAAAATATCCACCTTGCAGCCACTCAAAATCTATTGAAACTACTACCCCAAGATGATAAGCAATTCAAGAAAATTGCCGAAGACTGTGAGGAAGAAGTTATTGATATCTTCAAGTCGGTTGTTGAACAAGAAAAGGATTGGGCTAAGTTCCTATTCAATGGTGGTTCTATGATTGGGCTAAACGAAGAACTATTGGTGAGTTATATAGAATGGATTTGTAATAAGCGTATGACTGCTATTGGTCTTACACCATTTACCAAAGGGGGTAGTAATCCTTTGCCATGGACTGCTAAATGGATTAGCGGTGGGGATGTACAAGTCGCACCACAAGAAACAGAAATTACTTCTTACATTGTAGGGGGTGTAGAAAAGGATGTCAACGAAGATACATTTAAAGGATTTTCACTATGAGTAAACAAAAAGAAAAAATATACTGTATAGGCTGTGATAATGAAGCTATTATTGCATTTGAAAATGAAAGCTGGGATGAACCAGAATTCTGCCCATTCTGTGGGTGTTCTTTGGATGAAACTATTGATGAGTTAATCCAACAAGAATTTGAATACGAAGAATAATGTATAAGAATCCCTGGTTATATCATGATCAAATATGGGAACCCACTGAAGAAGAACTAAAAGACTTATTTGGTTTTGTGTATTGTATTACCGACCCAAATGGTATGAAGTACATAGGCAAGAAGCAATTATGGTCTAAACGTACTCTAAAGCCTTTGAAAGGTAAAAAGAGAAAACGTAGGAAGATTGTAGAATCTGATTGGAAAGAATATTATGGCTCCAGTGAGACTGTAAAGTCATTAGTAGAAGAAACTAATGCCGATGGCTTCAAGCGAGAGATTTTACACTTCTGTAAGTCTAAAGGGGAGTTATCTTATAAGGAACTCCAAGAGCAAATGGATCGGAGAGTCTTGTTCAAGCCAGATAAATATCACAATGGTATCATACAAGCCAGGATCAACCGAATCCATGTGTTAGATAAAATGTAGAAATGTATTTACATATAATCAAATTGATGGTATTATAAACTTATGATGACACTTAAAAACCCCATATGGAAAGACTTAGATTATAATCTATGGTGTGATCTTTCCGATAAAAATTTAGTGAATAGAGGCGTAATGGCTGATTGTGCCATTGGTTTAAATACGTTTGGTATTAGTGACAGTAAAACTATGATCAATTTAATATTATCGGTGATAATAGATGAATAGCCTAAGAGGTGTTATATGGACTATACCAGAATATGCAGGTTGGTCAAAAATTAGGCGTGTAATAAGTGATGACCATTTATATGATGTAATTGACCATTTAGGAGTATGAGAAAAAATGAACGTAGTATACTCAAAACGAAATTGTAACTTCTGCACTGCCGCTAAGAAGTTGCTAGACAAGCACGATGTTACATATGAAGAATATCGAATTGGTACAGATATTACTAAAGATGAATTCTTGGAGAGGTATCCCAACCAAAAGACCGTGCCCTTTATCATCCTTGAGAGTGAAGTTGTAGGGGGTTACAAAGAACTCAGAGAACTTTTTAAGGTATAAATGTATTTACTTTTGTGATAGATGTGATATTATATATATTATTTTGAAAGGAAAAAACTATGGCAATTTGGAACAAAGACTCGCAATCATATCTAGCAAATAATAAAACGTTATTTGAAGCGGTAGTCGTTGCGCCATTTGTTTCTGCGGGTTTGCCTGCAGGACAACAACATATTAATAAATTTGGCTATACTGGTACTGATGTAAATGGTACAGCTACAGTGTGGGATGGAAACGGCACTACAGCACAATATCCATATCCATCGAGTGGTGTTGTTGCAATCTCATCTTCGAGTGGAACTGATACAGGAGAAGCTGTAGAAGTTCAAGGTCTTGATGGTGATTATAATCAAGTAACCGAAGACATTAATGTTGGTTCGACTGGGGCTACTACTTTCTCTCGTATTTTTCGTGCTCGTATGAAAGATGCATCGAATGTTGGTTTGATTACTATTAATCAAGGTGGATCACTTGCAGCACAGATCAGAGTGGGAAATGGCCAGACTTTGATGGCAGTCTATACGATTCCTGCTGGCAAGACTGGATATTTGATCAAATTTCAAGGAAGTTCTGATAAGGCAACAGCAATTCAGTTCAAGTTATTTGCTCGGCCATTTGGAGAAGCATTTAACCTAAAGGGTCAATGGGGAACACAAGGCGGAAACGTTGTAACATATGACTATCCAATTCCTCTGTCATTTGCAGAAAAAACAGATTTAAAGATTGATGTCACGACTGGAAATAACTGTGGTTGTGGTGCAATCTTTGACGTTCTATTAGTAGATAACTAGGCGATATAAATG